CCAAGTCCGACATGCCGCTCCTCATAGGAAAAGCGGGGCAGAGCATCAATGCGGTGCGCCACATCATGAAGATGTACCGCAAGGACGGGACGAATATCTCGCTTATTCTGGAAGAACCCGCCTCTGATACTCTGTCAAGTTAATAACCCGATTTATGGCACGACCAGTAGGCTCAACAACCCGACCGCAATTCCACACCTATACGGACGAGAACGACCGCAAGGCTTTCGTCCAGTACATCCGCGAGAACTACAAGTACGACCCCATGCTCGCGAAGTGGTACGGCGACCAGCTCTTCGGCAAGGCCGTTCAGCCCCTAGCGGGACACGACGGCGGGCCGCTCTTCTCCTTCGATGACGAAACCAAAGAAAAAGCCAGAAAAGCCTGGGAAGGCATTGTCGATTAGGGAGGTCCTTGAGGCCGACCTCGACGGCAAGGCGGACAGCAAGGACATCCGCGCCCTCTTCGCGTTCGACTCCACGCTGACCGAGGAAGAGGTAGTGCTCCGCTTCCGCTTGTGGAGCCGGCATTTCTTCTTCCGCTTCTTCCACACGGGCGACGCGCCGTTCCACCGCGAGATGGATAGGCGGGACTTGGCCGTCTACCGGGGGACTGAGCCTGTCTTCATCAATGCCGGTTTCCGCGGCTGCGCCAAGACGACGCGCACCAAGCTCTTCCTCGCGTTCTGCATCGCCAACGATGTGGAGCACAGGCACCGCTACATCAAGACGCTCTCGGAGGACTACGCCAACGCGCGGCAGAACGTGACCGACCTGTACAACCTGCTCATCTCTCCCCGCATCAAGCACCACTATCCCGAGATATTCGAGAAGACCGACAGCAAGCGCGAGGAGACGATGGCGAGCTTCACGACGGCGACGGGCGTGAAGGTGCGCGCGGACTCCGTCGGCATGGGCCAGCGCGGCGACATTCAGGAAGACAGCCGCCCGTCCCTGCTGTGGTTCGAGGACTTCGAGAACCGCAAGGTGCTGCGCTCGGCAGTCACGCTGCAGAGCATCTGGGACAACATGGAGGAGGCCCGCACGGGCATGGCCACCCACGGCGGCGCCCTCTACAACTGCAACTACCTCTCCGAGCGCGGCAACGTGCACAAGCTCATCGAGAAGCACCCCGACTGCACCCTCATCACGCCCATCAGGAAGGACGGCACGCCGACGTGGCCCGAGGCGTATACGCCCGAGGCGATCAAGCGCATCGAGAAAGCGGCGGAGGACTTCGCCGGCGAATACCTGCAGGAGCCGTCTATCGGCGCCGATATCTTCTTTGACCGCACGTCGCTCGACCGGCAGCAGAAGCTCGCGCCCCGCCGCACGGTCGCCGGGTTCAAGCTCTTCCATGAGTTCGACCCGAGCCACCGATACGGCAGCGGTCACGACATCGCCGGCGGCGTCGGCCTGGACAGCTCGACCTCCGTGTTCATCGACTTCTCCTGCATGCCCAACCGCGTCGCGGCGACATACCGCAACAACCTCATCAAGCCCGACGTGTTCGCGGACGAGATCGTGCGGCAGGCCGAGATGTACGGCGAGTGCATCGTGGCGCCCGAGAGCAACAACTTCGGCGCGGCCACCATCACCAGGCTCAAGCAGACCTACGAGAACATATTCGTCATGGAGCAGTTCTCAGGGACGCAGGTACTGGAGCGCAAGGACCGCACCTACGGCTGGCAGACCAACACCGCGACGAAGCCGCACATGCTCATGGACCTGCGCAAGGCGGTCGAGGACGGCATGCTGGAGCTGAGCGACCCCGACCTCATCGCCGAGCTTCGCGCCTACACCCGCGACGACCTCATGGACCGCGACGAGGACGTGCGCCTCACGACGAGGCACTTCGACCTGCTCATCGCGTGCGCCATCGCGTGGCAAATGCGGAACTTCGCGACGCGCTCGTACCGGCGAGGCGTTGTCCACAGCGAGAGCACCCAAGGACAGCAGTCGAAAGATTTTGACGTGTATGCTTAGGCTACATGGAAGCCGCCACTGAACAGCGCGCCGACGGAACGACTGCTACCGAGGAAGAGACCAAAGCCGAGACCGAGCGCCTAGAGGCGCTTCTTCGCCAGATCGGCGCTGAGCATAAGATCAGCGACGATTACGTGCGGCCGTGGCGCAATAAGCAGCTCAGGCGCCTCAAGATTTACAACAACCAGGCGCGCGACGAGAGCAAGGTGGGCGACCCCTTGCTCTTCACCGTGTTCCAGACCGTGTTCGCCGCGCTTTACGACGACCGCCTCTCCGCCGTCTTCGAGGGCAACGACGAGGGCGACCAGGACACCGCCGAGAACCTCACCGACCTGGCCGAGCACGACTACCGCGTCATGCAGAAGGACGAGGCGGACTACGACTGGATTTGGGACGCGTGCTTCTTCGGCCGCGGCCTCCTGCTCCTCAATGAGTTCGACCGCAGTCCCGGCGTCATGGCCCCGGTCACCGAGGTCATCGACCCCGTGATGTGGCTGCGCGACCCCCGCGCTACCTCCGTCAACGGCGACCAGCGCGGACGCGGCGCCATGCGCTTCGGCGGCCGCGAGATCAGCCTCGCCAAGTGGGAGATGGAGGCGATACCGGGCTACAAGAACCTCGACAAGCTCAAGAAGGCCAAGGAATACGACAGCGCCACCGACGAGGTGAAGCAGCAGCGCCGCGCCGCCCACGGCGCCTCCGACACCAGGAACGAGGAAGAGGCGCTGGAGGAGAACTACGAATACACCCTCTTGGAGTGGTTCACGACCGTCGGCGGCAAGAAGAAGATCATCACCACGGCCAACGGCAACAAGCTCGTGGTCCGCGAGCAGGAGATAGATGGCGACCGCTGGCCGATCATCGACCGCACCCTCTTCCCCGTCTCGCACGACTGGGACGGCGTCTCCATCCCCGACCTCATCGAGGACAAGCAGCGCGCCCGCGCCAAGATGATCAATCTCGGGCTGGACGCGGCCATCGCGGACCTGCACCCGATGTACCTCTACAACAAGAAGAAGATACGCAATAAGAACGACCTCAACTTCGCGTTCAACAAGATGGTCGGCGTCTCCGGCGACGTGAACAACGCCGTCGTGCCCATGAACAAGGCGTCCGCCGTCACCCAGCAGGTGGAGTACATCAACAACGTGCTGGACGTGGCGGCGCAGAAGGCCGTGGCCGCGCCTGAGATAGCCCAGGGCGTCTCGCCCGCGCAGCAGCGCACGCTGGGAGAGAACGAGCTGGTCGCGGCGGCCCGCAGCGCCCGCAGCTCGCTGTCCGCCGCCATTTTCGGCTGGAGCGAGCGCAGGTTCTGGAACCAGTGGTACTGGCTCTACAAGAAGCACTTCAAGGACGACATCGACGAGAAGATCATCCGCATCAAGGGGCCGCTGGCCACGTCGTGGCGCACGCTCACCCGCGAGAACCTCGTCGCCGAGGTCGACCCCGACGTGTACGTCGAGAGCCTGCGCGTGGCGGAGGCCAACCGCAAGCGCGACTTCGCGGAGTTCTCCGCGTTCGCCCAGATCGCCATGCAGGACCCGCAGACGAACCGCCGCTACCTATTGCGCCGCTTGGGCCGCATCAGCCGCCTGAAGTCAGCCGAGCTGTTCCTCATGTTCCCGCCCACGATCGACGAGCTGAAGGCCGAGGACGAGAACCAGCACCTCAACGACAACAAGTTCGTCGAGCTGAGCGCGTTCGACGACGACGCCGTGCATTTGGAGAAGCACAAGGACGCGGCCTCCACGCCCGCCACCATGGCGCACATCGAGGCGCACAAGAAGATGATGATGCATAAGCGCGAGAACCCGCAGGCATTCCCGCAACCGGCCCTGCAGCAGCCCGGCATGGACCTCAATCCCGTGTCCGCGCCGCAGCCGGCGCCGCAGAAGTCCACAGCGCCTATCGGCCAATCGTTCGCGCAATAAAATATGGATGGTACTATCGAACTAACGACTGAAGAGAAGAAGGCGCGCATAGCGGCCTTGCAGGATCTTCAAAACGCTCCGGGCTGGAAGATCATCCGCGAGGAGATTAGCCAGGACATCGCGATCACCGAGGCCAAGCTCTTCGGCGAGGCGCCGCTTGCGGACGGCGAGACCGTCGAAGGCTTGCGCCGCGAGCGCATCGACCGCATGGAGCTGCGCGACCTGCCGCAGAATCTCATCGAGGAATACGCGGAGGACGAGCCGGAGGATATATCACAGGAAGTGTACGACTGAGGCATTGAGCGCTGTCCGCTAACCCCGAGTTACGTGGGCAGCACTCAGTCCCCCAGGACTGTCCCGGCCGCAGTAAGGCCGAGTTATCAATCCGCAGAGGGCCGTCTCGGCATTTCGGTCCAACGCGCGTAATCAGAAACTACTATGCCAGATGAAATTATCGACCCGGCACCCGTTGAGGAGCCGACTGTCGAGACGCCGGCGCCGGAGCCTGTAAACCCGGAAGAGCCCGAGCCAGCAGCGGACCCCGCTCCTGAGCCCGAGCCGGAGGACGAACAGCCTCTCGTGCGCACTGACTGGCGCGCCGAGTACTTCAAGGGGAAGCAGCGCGGCACCGTAACGCCACCTCGGCCGCACACCGAGGCCCCAACCCCGGCGGATGAGCTTCGCAGCGTCATCCGCGAGGAGCTGGAGCCGATCGCGCAGTCGTTCGCCAAGTCGAAAGACGAGGAAGAACTGCAGGCGACGCTCTCTAAGTACCCCGAGGCCAAGAAGATCGAAAAGACGGTCCGCCGATACATGGAGAACCCCGCCTACGCGCAGGTCCCGGTCGACTTCATCGCGCGCGCGCTTCTCGGAGCAAAAGAAGGCGCCAAGAAGAAAGCCGACGACGAGGCGCGCGGCACCCGACAGGGAGGCCACACGCGCCGCCCGACCGAGACCAAGACGAAGTCCGCTTGGGATATGACGGAGGAGGAATTCCAGAAATCCGTCACCAACATCATGAGAGGCAAGGCCCAATAATTTAGCAGTTAATTATCCAATCACTTGAACACTACCAGTACCGTTCCCGATGCCGTATCGACGTTCTACGACCGCAAGATGCTTACCAAAGCGCGGCCGCTGCTCGTCCACGGCAACTGGGCGCAAGTGCGCGACATCCCGCGCAATGGCACCGACAATATCCGTTTCCGCAGGTACTCGCTCCTGACCCCGGACACGACCCCGCTCGTGGAAGGCGTCACCCCGAGCTTGGACACGCTTTCCGTGACCAACATAGACGCGACCGTGCAGCAGTACGGCCGCGGCTTCCTGCTCACCGACAAGCTCCAGTTCACGACGCTCGACCCCATCCTCATGGAGGTCGCGGACATCCTGGGCGAGAACGCCGCTAACACGCTCGACCAGCTCACCCGCGACGAGCTGTCGACCACCACGACCATCCAGTACGCCTCGACCGCGACCTCCAACAGCGAGGTCACGTCGGCCATGAAGATCACCAAGGCCGAGGTGCAGGAGGCCGTGCGCACGCTGAAGAACAACAACGCCAAGAAGATCACCTCGATGGTGGACCCGTCTAACGGCTACAACACGTCGCCGATACCCGCCAGCTTCGTCGGCATCGTCCATCCCAACACCACCTACGACCTCAAGAACATCGACGGCTTTATTCCGGTTGAGAAGTACGGCCAGCGCGCGGCTATGCCGGGCGAGGTAGGCTCCCTTGATGAGGTTCGCTTCATCGAGACCACCAACGCCAAGGTCTACGCGTCGGCAGGCGACAGCTCGATCGACGTATACGGCACCATCATCATGGCTGCCGACTTCTACGCCATCTCCCGCATCGCGGGCGAGGCCATGAAGAACATCGTCGAGGGTCCCGGCGGCAACTCCGACCCGTTCCGCCAGCGCCAGACTTCCGCATGGAAGGCGACGTTCGTGGCCACCATCCTCAACGATGCGTTCGGCCTCTCGCTGCGCCACGCGGTCTCGTAGCATTACTCTCTAACGCACTAATCCATGGCTAAAACGAAGAAAGACGAGGAGGAGAAGATTGAAGAGACCGACCTCGACACCTCTCCTGAAGAGGAGGACGAGGCGAAGTCTCCCGAGGAGATTGCGCCCGCGCCGGCCCCCGCGGCTGCCCTGAAGCTCGACGCGCACGCTCCGATGGGGAGCAAGGCGCGCGCGATGAAGGAGAAGCTCGCAGGCGAGCGCAAGGTTAGCGTCTTCATCCCGCTCGCGGCAGGAGAGAAGTCGGGCGTGACCCAGTCCGTCGTCCTCAACGGCTATCCGATGTACATCCGCAAGGGAACGTACGTGGAGGTGCCGCAGTCCGTGGCCGACGTGCTGGCGGTAAAGCTCAGGCACAAGATGACCATCGAGAACCACCCGAGCCGCATCACCGGCGAGGGCGACGTTCCGATGACCCGCTACGGCAACTAACAGATAACTAGATTCGCATGGCAATTACATCAACTCAAAACAACGGCGACGCTATCGTCCACTCCGCATCAGGCGCGTGGTCGGATAGCACAGGAACGCCGGCGCTCGCCACGCTGACGCTGGGCTTTACGCCCCGCTACGTCTGCTGGCTCAATGCCACGGACCGCATCCAGTACGAGTGGTTCGACGGCATGGCCGCAGGCACTACGCTCAAGACGGTCGCCGCCGGCACCCGCACGCTCGACACCGCCGACGCCGCCATCTCGGTGGACGGCGGAACAGTCACTATCGCTGCTGCTGCAATCCTGCAGAGCAAGGCGAACTACTGGGTCGCCACGGCCTAGTTCCGCATCCCCTCAGTCCCTCTGCCCTGCGGGACTGGGATGGGCGCGGAAATTATCAAACTCACCTATCAATCATGGAACAGCATCTCCTCAGCGCAGTCACCGCAACGACTACCTCCTCCGCCTTCAGCGTCGAGCGGTTCAGCCGCATCGGCCTCCAGCTCACCGCCTCGGGCATTTCCGCCGGCAACGGCGTCTTTACCGTCGAGGGGACGGTAGACGGCACCAACTGGGTCGCGCTCAACACCATCATCGACAACGTCACGAACACCAACGCCCAGAACTACACGCGCGTAGCCTCCAAGACGCTCAGCTCCGACGGCTCGGCGCTCGTGTGGCTCCTCGACCTTGCGCTCAAAGCCATCCGCGTGAAGGTCACCTACACTACCGACGGCGCTTATTCGGCTCACGTCATCGCCAGCTAGCCCATGAACGCCGTCCAGCTTGCCAGCCTCATCCGCGCGAAGACCCGGACGACCTCCGCTACTTTCTCGGACGCCGACATGCTGGTGTACGTCAACACGTTCAAGGACGAGATAGCCGGCCGCATCCAGCAGGAGCGGCAGGACATCTGGAATATGCCGGCGACGTTCGACCTGGAGGCCGACAAGCGCGAATACGCCTTCCCTGACGACGTGCTCAACAGCATCGTCTCGCTGGAGCTGAAGTTCACGGCGAGCGGCGATTACGTGCGGGCGCGCGCGCTACAGGCACCTGCCGATTTTGCGCTCTCAGAGGCTCAAATCGCCGCGTACCACTCCAACCTCGCGCCCTGGTATTTCGTGCGCCGCAGGGCCGTATACGTCCTCTCAGGGGCCATTACAGCGGTCACTGCCGGCGGCAGGCTGGTCTACAACGCCTTTCCCGCGAGCTTGGCCGACCTAACGGGCACCACTGACCTCTCCATCGACCCCTCAACCACCACGCACGGCTTCCCGCGCGAATTCCATGAGCTGCTGGCCCGCCGCGTGTCGATTGAATACAAGGACATCAACGGCATGCAGTTGAGCACCAAGGAGCTGGCGTACGACCAGGACTTGGAGCGCAAGCTGGACGAGTTCTCGACCGCCGACCTGAGCCAAGTCTTCACCGCCTCGGTGCCTGACGGCGCATCAATGGGCGACGAAGGCTTCGATCTGTAAACTATGACCACCACCTACACCAAACTTGCCAAAACAGCGACGAGCTTCACCAAGGGCGTGAAGGCGGCTGTCGAGTACGTGAAGGAAGGGCTGACCAGCTTCCTGCTCAAGGAGGACGGCGACTACCTGCTCTTGGAGAGCGGCGGCAAATTCATCTTCACCCAGACCGACGGAGGCAAGACGGCGACCGTCTACACCAAGACACCAAAATAATTTATGGCCGACAAGCGCATCACAGAACTCGATACACTGACGCCGGTAGACAATTCCGATTGGGTTGCCGTCGTTGATGTTTCCGACACTACGGATGGCCCCAACGGCACCACCAAGAAGGCGGCGCGCTCCGATTTCAAAGGCGACAAGGGAGACACCGGCGCAAAGGGCGACACCGGAGCGACAGGCCCGGCAGGAGCGGATGGCGCCGACGGTACGAACGGTACCAACGGATCGGATGGAGCGGACGGCGCCGACGCTTTCGTCTACATCGCCTACGCCAGCGACGACAGCGGCACCGG